GAGAGAGCTCAGTTTGCGGGTAATTTCGCTGGCGAGTATATTCCGGCCGCTACAAGCGACGTAAACGCTGTTCTAAATCGCTACACCCCGCTTAACCCTACTCGTGAAGCTGCTTTGACTAAGGTGACTAAGGGCTCGGAAGGGATCACAACGAACTCCGGGAACCCATCCACGGCTAAGGATATTGTTGCTAGTGAGGGGAACACATTATTGAATAAGATTCCTTTTGCCTCTCAAGCGCTCCCCCGGAATCCAGCCGTTGCTGCGCCTGATCTTGAAGATCGGCTTTCTAAGGGTACTCATCTTGACCCAACTCAGGTTAACGACTTACAAAAGGCTGCGGCAGCTAAAGCCCCTGGTACGCCGAATGGCGACAAGTTAGCCAACGCCGCAGATAGAGCCGCGTTCCTTAAGTCTGGCAAGGAAATGGACACTATCAATGGCAAGTTCTGGGTCAACAACGACGGCCAACCCCATGCCTATAACACACAGCTTCAGGCGCAGCAAGCTCTCGATAACGCTAAATATCAGAGCGGTGAACTTAAGGATTTCAACAAGGATGTCAACGGCAAGGTCTACCTGAAAGGTTCAGATGGCAAAGTTACTTCTATGGATACCAAGGACTACGACTATAAGCAGGCTAGCGATCAGATTGCTGATGCTAAGAGTAATAAGGACCTTAATGGTACGTTGGACGCCCAGGGTAAACTGCTTGGCAATATTAGCTGGCAGTTGAATCATGCTGATCTTACGCCAGCGGCAAGAGGCAGCCTTATCGACACTGCTGCTAAAACACAGGCCGACAACAACAAGTATCAGTTATGGGGTGACTTTACGAAGCCTAAGGGTGCTCCGACTTATACTCCTGAGTTCAAGGGCACTACTCCAAAATCATCTGCTTATATCCAGACCATTAAGGAAGCCGGCGCTAAGTATGGCGTAGATATTAATGCTTTGCTGTCAGTTGCCGCTCAAGAAGGTTTGGGTGGTGGTGTTGGTGATAATGGTACAAGTTTTGGACCGTTCCAGATGCACGTAGGCGGCGCGTTGCCTCCGGGCAAGGACCAGGCATGGGCTGAGAGCCCGGCCGGGATTGATTACGCTGTTCAGCAGATTGCTAATGTTGCCAAGGGCAAGATTGGCCCTGAAGCTATCAAGGCTATTGTTACCCAGTTTGAGAAGTCCGCAGATCAGCCTACTGAGATTGCTAATGCTTTAGCTGTTTATGAGGGTGGTACAGCCCATTTGAATCCTGATGGTAGCGGGTCAACAGTTACGCCGTCAAGCAGTTCTACTGCTAGTGCGACTAGAGCCGCCAACTTGGTTAAGCAAAATACTGTTGGCAATTTGCTTCAACCGACCCGTGAAAGTTTCCTCAGTAATCTGATGCAGCCACCTCAGACGCTTAATCTACCCGAACCTAAGTTGACCCCGCCAGGGAGTTTGTTGCCGGCACACAAAATTTCAGTAAGCTCAATGAGAGCATAAAGGGTATACTAAAATCATGGGACCAACAGGAAAACCAACAGGCTCACCAACCGCACAACTCCAAGCTTTCGCGCAGAGTGTTTATAAGATGATTAAGAATCGTTATTACGATGATTTAACGAGTGCTGACGGCCAAAGCTTTTTGGCTGGTATCGTCGATTGGGCTAATGAATTTATTGACGAGCTAGAAACTGAAGTCACACCTGATGGTAATGCTATTGACTGGATTTGGGTACGGCAGCCAGGGGTTACGCTTGGTGTTGCAACTGCAGGGGCTGATTCAATCTCTTGGGACCCAGCCGCTTATAATAACCTGTGTGCAGGGGGCGAGCGATTTGTTCAAATCTTAGACCCGGCTAACGGTAGTAATGTTTTGGCGAATTTCACAGTAGTTGCTCCTGATGAAATGAGTAACGACAGTAACCGTAACCCGATAGATATGTGTACTTTGGTGAATAATAATATTGAGTTCAGCCGTAACTTTTCTACCCAAGAGGTTGGCGGTACGATTGTCGGGGATGTGACAAACTATATCCCTCGGCTGACTACTACCCTTAGCGCTTCTACTGGGCTGATTGTTGCTACCAATGTTGATGCCTTGAGTATCGTTCGCCCGTTACAGCTTTTGAAACTTGGCACCGTGAAGAACGCGATTTTGCCTGATATCGTTATGGGCGGTTTGAACCCTAGCTACACTCAAAAATATAATGACCTGTTGGGCAACGCCATCAGCCGTAGTATGGCTAGCGCCATCTCACCAACAGCTGATTACGATGACTTTACTGGGGTGCGTGGAGTTTACTAGCCATGATAGGGAAGCCAGCTTCAGTCCCACAAAAGGAGATTACCTCCGTTGATGTTCCGAATTTTGCGAGTGGGCTGAACCTCAATGGCGCCCAGAACGCGGCCGTCAACTCATTTATTGATAGTAAGGACGTGGCGTTAACCCCCGACGGCTACCTTGTTCCTCGCCCTGTGATGGTGCCTTTTTTGCCAGATACGGTAGACACTGTATACCAGATTTACCCAGTGATCTGGAACGGCGTGGTCTATTACATCACGGCTGATCGTATCAGTTTGGGAGGCTCGGCCACTGCTGGTCAAATTGTTTACTGCCAGGAAGGAGACACTAGTTGGACTGTGGCCGGCGCAACAAGTGGCAGCACCAACACCGTCACTGTTAACAATGGCGGCAAGCCAGAGTTCTTACGCGCCCTCGACCACGTGCTTATCCTGAACGGTGATAACGGTGATAAGCTGGCTCAAATCGACCTCAGCACCACCCCGTTCAAGGTTAGCCAATACACCGCGATTGCCGATCCAACAACCGCTCTAACCGTTACGGCCTCCGGAGGCACCGGTGGGCTGACCTGTGCAGCCACTGTCAGCGGCACTAATCCGTTCCCAATTTATTACGCTTATAGTTATACGACGTCTACAGGGGAAACTAATATTTCCTCGATTTTAACTGAATATATTAGTGCAAACCGGGATCAGTGGCAAAGCCTTGCCTCTGGTGCTACCCCAGCCCCAGGCAAACTAACCCTTACGCGCCCAGGCGGGGCACCCGCTGGAGCCCAGAAGTGGAACCTGTATATAGCGTTGGCAGCCTCGGGCGGGGCACCATCTGTTAATGATATGTTGTTGCTAGCCAAAGATATGGATATGAACACTACTGTGTTCGTTGACGACGGTTCACTGGGTATCCAGCTTGGGACCCCGCCGCCCACGTCTAACAGCACTGATGGGCCGAAGGTCAGCCACGGTATCTTAGAGGAAGGCAACCCTATCCTGTTCGGTGACGTCGCTAACCGGACTAATATCTGGATCGGTGGCGGTGGCGTCAACGCCTTAAACTTCAGCTCGGCCTTGGGTGGTTATAAGGCCCAACCGAACCTTGGCACCAACTTTCAGGTGACACAGGTGGTCGGCTTCCGAAACGGGCAGGGTATCCCTTCCCTCACCGTTCTATTCAGCAACACTCAGGGGCTCGCAGAGCAGGCTGTACTAGAGCAGAAGCAAGTCACTTACGGTAATCAGACCTTTACGGTTTGGGGAGTCACTAGCCAGCACTACGGGGCTGCCGGTGTTGCCGCCGCTGATAGTGCTATTAACTACAACGGCAAATTGGTCTTTATGTCTACTGGTGGCTTGATGCAGATGAATACCCAGCCTCTCCGCCAGAACGTGATTGCTACTGATAACCTGACTATCAAAACGATGTCGTCTTATGTGTCTAAGATTAAGAACTCAGCTATGAACACAATCGTCGGTACTGCTTGGGACAACCGTTATATGTGGACTATGCCGAATGATGGCTTTGATACACCTCAACAGATTCTGGTGGCTGATGACAACAACAAGGTCCCGGAGAATGATAACAACGGCGCCTTCTATACCTTCAATATCCCGGCTCAGTGGATTGACGTTGTTAGCCCGGCAAACGAGGCGGCCTTTACTTATGTAGTTCAGAAGAATAAATCTTATAAGCTACAACAGGGTACGGCGACCTTTGATACGAAGGGCGGCTTGTCTGTGCCGTTCTCGACGTCCGCTACAGGGCCGCTTATTCCTATGGGGCCGTCTGGCCGCAATGTCTGGCAAGCTGACGTCCAAACCATGTTCTACGTGGTGGGGCTGGTAGGCTCGATCACAGTTGGGGTCACTTACCGTAATCAGAACGGGAAGCTTAAGACCAAATCCAAAACTTTTGTGGGTCCTAGTTATGTTCCCACAAAGGGTGGCAGTTGGGGTGACACTCAATGGACTTATTCTTACTTCCCGGCTATCCCTGGCTATAGTCATAGTCCTAAGATTAATACGTCTCTCGTGCCACTTCAACCCCTTGATGTTCGTATCCCTGTTCAGATTGATGACATCACAAATGAAGCTCAGTGGTGGTTTACCACGAACGCTGGTTACAACAATTTTAAGATACGAACTATCAACTTCGAGGGTATACACCTTGGCGTTCGACCAGACTTGCAATAGAATGTGAACATAAGGATTAAAAAATGAACCCAAATCTAAACTACGCAAACCCACAATCCCTAGCCATCGGGGGTGATCCATCCATTGGGGCGCCCGGTATGTCAGCACAGTCGTATACTATTCCCAACCCCAGCGGTATAGATATGCACCAGTTGATTCAGGAGTGGAATCTTACCAGTGAGTACGTCCGGCTTTATACCCGTGATTTCAGGTCCCTTGATGAGTTAGTCGATGGAGTCCCGCTCGCTCACCAGAATGATTCTCCGTTTGTCGGGGACACCACCTTGGCCGGGCTAGTCCACTCTATCCCTCGTGACAGTCTGCAACAGCTACCGGTACTATCCTGCACTATCAACGGCACCAAGAACTCAATACCGGCACTGCTGGCTACTTATCTGTTAAAGCACACTGCTTTTAACGAGCAGACATTTGGCAAGGGTTTGTTAAGCTCTCTCCAGATTGGCGCTGAACAGGCTCTATCTCACGGCTACGCGCCGTTCATGGTAGCTACTGGGTCAATGTTTAACAACTTTGGCACCACTCTTAAGTTGCTTCATTATATGGACACCGCCCCGGAGCCAGGTATCCAGGACCACAACGAAACTGGTTATGACTATGTAGTAGCTAACCTGACCCCAAGCCGAGTGCGTAAGATTCTGAAGGCCGCCCAAGGCAACCCCAATACTACCTGGAATATCCCGGCACTGCAGCAGGTTCTCGCCAGCACTCCGAAGCCTACGAATTACTCTATATACGAGAGCGCTCCCAGGCGTAATCAAGCGGGAGAAGAAACGGGCCCGACGTATCAGTTTATTACTCGCTACGAGACTGGCCCCGACGCTACGATTATCACCTTCTGCCCAGACGTGCAAGAAGCACCTTTACGGGTTATGGATAGTAAAAGCAAGTGGGGCTACCCCCGCGTTATCTATCTGGTTATTGATCCTGCAGCCTTGACGCCGTTCGGCATCAGCCGCGTGCGTCTGGCTTCTCCGAACCAGAACCTAATGAACATCTACTACGGCAATATTGCCGCCATGCTCCTGCTTAATAGTAAACCGCCGATTTTACAGAAGGGCCGCTTCTCGACTCCGGTTGTGCTTAAGCAGGGTGCGGTCTGGAAGGCCATTGACCCCAATGCTACTGCCGAACTGAAGAATATGGACAACGGGGCACTGGAACAATTCACCCCGATGGCTGAGTTTATGACCGGTCAAGTCCAAAACATTATGGGTCGTCCAGCTATGTCTGGGCCAAATAGTGCTGGCAAGACCCCTCCAGGTGTCCACGCCGATATGCAGCAGCAGGATACGTCGATCAACCAGGTTACGAAAATCCTTGAGAACTTCTTACGCCAGTACGCCTTGGTCGCCCTTGACACTCTATTGTCAGAGCAGGAAGGTACGGACGAGTTGATTGTCGATGACGACACCAAGAACTCTATTAATGCTGTCCGCCCGGGCACGATTGGCGCCGATAACACTATCGAGATTGACTGGGAACGATTCTACGAGAGTATCCGGGAGTGGTCAGTTGACGTTGAAGTTAGCCTTAGCCAAGACCAGATCAACGACAAGAAGCGTGCTGACTTACAAGATATGTTAGTAGTCCTGGCTCAGAACGCTCAAGAGCTTGGCCCTGGCGCTGTCCAGAAGGTCCAGGAGATCACTGATATGCTATTAGAGGATCAAACCCCACTCGTGGGTCCCCTAGCGCCTACTGGCCCCCCAATGGCTCCAGCGCAAATGGCTTCTCCACTACCAGCTAATCCTGCCGTTGGGCAAAATCAGTAGAAAAGTGCTTGTGTTGTAGTTCGTCAATGTGCTACGATTGCAGTACATTATGATAAATCAAGACGAAGAAATACCTTACCTCAACCGCTCCGCCTTTGATCTCGCTCAGGTAACTGAGGATACTGGGTACAGTAAAGACGAAGAAGAACAAAGCACCTTACGCCGTGTCCGTAAGATATTAAGTGAAGGGTTGCGAGGGATAGACGCCTGGCACGCTTTCTCTGATGGGCACCGGGCCCTCAGTGAGCTGAAACTTAAGCAAGACATCCACGCTCATCAGCTAGCATCAGATATTCTTACCCCTGCTCTTGAGGCAGTTGACTCGGCTTTAGCAATAGTTGATGAAAAATTTAGACAAAGGAACAATAAATGAAAGACGATTCATTAGCAGCAATACAACCAGACGCCGGCGCCACACCGCCAGTAGTTGAGCCGGTAGCCGCCCCAGAACCACCACCGCCCCCTGCAGACCTCGATGATGATGGCATTACGCCTGAAGATAAAGCGGAGGCTGACGAGTGGGCCGCTGCTGAGGAGGAGATGTTTCCTGATCTAAAGAAAGTAAAGGATGGAGCAGAAGATGAGTCAACCAAGCCAGAAAAAAAGCCTGAAGAAAAGCCAGCGGACAAAGACCCTGAAACGCCAGAGAAACCTGGCGAGGACGAGGCCGAATCCGATGAATCAGCCGATGATGAGGAAGTCGATGGCAATGAGCCCACAGACGCCGCTGCCCGCCTTAGCGCCCGCGAACAGCAAGCAGAAGTAGACGCCCTTAAGTCCGACATTCGGGAAAAGATGTTTGGCAAGGTGGAGACTGAGTTGCGCGACCGGGATGGTGAGCTGCTTGATAGTATCGACAAAATCACTGGGTATATTAACCCGAGAACTAATGAGCCCTTTACCGAAGAAGAAGCCGCGAGGTATCTGTTAGACGCTAACGCTCAACTCAAAAAGAACCTAGAGAATATTGAAAAGACCGTTGAGCAAGTGGCTGAAGCCAACCTCGATATTAAAGACCAGGCTGATGTAGTCAACTTCCAGTACGGCGAACTACTCCGAGCTATGCCGGAACTGCGTGCCAAGCTGTGGGCTGAGTATGAAAAGACCCTGGATAAAGACCCTAAAAGCGGCATTATTACCAAGGCAAAGGTGTCTTTGCAAAACTTTTATGAGGCCGCGCTAGAACCCTACGCGGAGTTAGGACGTCGGTTGGAAACTGAGAATACCACCAAGATTGAGGCTGATGCCAAAGCTGCTGAAGAAGCTAAGGCTAAAGAGGAACAGACCAAACAGCAACGCCGGCAAGACCGGTCAGACATTTACGGTCCCGGTAAGGTAGATACACAAACCGACGAGGACAAGGAGTGGTCAGCCGCTGCTGAAGCCGTGTTTGGGAAAATAACTTAAAAGGAGTGAGAAATGGCAGTCAAATTTTTTAACATTAGATCAGGGCTAGAGGCAGTAGCTGATACTGAGCCGAAGATCGCAGCGCTGTGGTCAAGTTCTGACCATAGCCCAAACATTACCCAGGGGCAAGACTTGGGCTGGCGCTTGGCGCCGGAAGTAGTTGTCGAGATCAAGCGCATTAAGCAAGACATTACGACCTTAGAGCGCATTGCTGCTCGCTACCGGAAGGGGCTTGAGGATATGACAGAGATTGACATATTACATTGGATTAGCGACAGGACCGAACTGGAGAAAGCCCCTATCGCTAACATCGACCAATACGCTGATGATTACGATAAGCAAGTCCAGGCAGCTGAAGTTGCTGCGTCTAGTGAGGGTTTTGATGGTGGCCCAGCCAAGGTCGAAGCTTCGACTACCACAACCACTACTAGGTCGATTGCCGACTTGGAAGCTGAGTTAGCGGCTCGTAAGGCGGCCGAGCAAACCACAACAACCACTAAAGCGCCATCAAATACTTCGACGACAACACAAGCATAATAGTGTACTATATAGCAATTAATTAAAAAGGAGTTCTATCATGGACGACAGCACCACAACAACAACGACAGTAGATGAAACTACTACCACATCAACAACCGCAGCGCCTACCACGACTACGACTACTACGGAAGCTCAGACGATTGCCCAGCAGTATGGTAATGACTCATTGCCTAATCCTGACCCAGCACACGCCGCTCCTAGCACTGACTTAAACGCTTCTGGCTCTGTTGCCAGCCCAGCTGTTGAGAACCCAGCTAACGACCCTACAACCAACGACGTCACTCAGACAGCTGATGAACGTATGGCTGAGGCTCGTTCTACGGCTATGGCTAACCACGCAGCTGACCACCAGACCACTGCTGGTGAGCAAAGCAATAGCGAAGAAGAAGTCGCTTAGTACCCAGGATTAAACTGCGGCGCAAGATTGATTTCTTCGCTGTCATAAGTAGACACCTGTAAATCGGGGCTGTATAGAAACAGTCCCGTTTTTGGGTCAAACTCTTGTTCGATAGCGGCAAACATATAGCGGTGTTCGTCAGCTGCGTGGCTCTCGGTCTTGTGTTCCGGGCCCTCGTAGTCCCCGGTGAGCGGGTTAAATTTACGCTTATACAGACCAAGCTTACGGCGCAAATCCTCGGTCGTACCCTCGTTAAACTCGGTGAGCATCGTCTTATCTACGGCCCGCTTGATGCCATCTTCTTTCGGTTCACGGCGTAGCAGGCTACTGTTTGGCAGGACCTCTAACACCTTACTCATACGTTCGATAGCATCACTGTCACGCACTCTAAGGTCATGGGGGAAGAAGTGCCACATCAGGTTATAAGGCTTAGAGCGCACGTAGTCGAGTGTGACCCCCAGCGCAATATCGTGAGTCTCATAATAATCAATCACCCGGGGGGTCTTTTGGATGTACTGGAAGAAGCCAATAGCAGTGCTATCGCTCATACCATAGTCCCAGGAAGTAAAGGCTGGGTAGGCTGGGTCGTAAGGATAACGGCCGATCTTGCCACGCTTTCGCAGCTCTGACAGAACAGCGCCGTAGTAACTGGTGGCGCTGACCTGCCCCCAGTCGCACATGAACTCCTGCTGATACCAGAAGTCATTACCATTCTTGGCAATCGACTCTTGCCGGATGTCCTCTAGTTGCTCTTTAGACAGATAGGCGTCAGCGGTAACACGGCTAGCGAACTGCTTGCCACCGGCTTTCATAATCCCAACAGCGCGGTCGAACAGTATCTTAAACGTCCCACCGGAGATGCCGTCGATCTTCGGGGTGGACTGGATAATAATTTGACCACCGTTAACGGCCACGATTGGTCGGATGACATCCAGCGCTGCGCCGGGAATGTCTACGAACTCTGAGAAGATATAGATAAAGCCGTTAGCACCACGCAGGGCCTCTGGCTCTGTGGCCCCAAGGAGCGTGAGGGTCGAGCCGTTCTTCAGGGTAATGTGCATATCCGTAGGACTGTTCGTACGCTGGGCGATCAGGCTGGCAGGGATGTGATCGAGCACCGGCATACCGTCATTAGAGATAGTTGTCCAGAAGTTGTCGTATCCCTGTTTCTTGGTCGGCCAGACGATGACGACGTTCATAGGGCGCTCTACCATCTTCTTGACAGCGTAGGCGAAAGCGGTAAAGTCCTTGCCACCTCGCCGCGACCAACACCAGATGTTCATTGTTGAACCATTATCAAGGGCGCACAAGGCTTCGTTCTGGTAGTCCCGGGGGACATAGTTTAGTGGTATTTGCATTATTCAACCATTCCTAAGAATTTCTCCTCAGCGCTCTTGCGGACCTTGATAGCCATTTGTTCGCTGGCAAACCACCCCAGGTGGATGCGCCGAGTGTGTACCGTAATGGTAGCATGATAGCGTCGTTTCTTCTTATGGAAGTAGACTCCGGATACGCCGACCTTGTTATCGCTACGGACACTTCTAGCGTTGTAGGAATTTTTATATGCCATAATTCAATTTAATTATGCCACCTATTTTATTTGTAGTCTATAGGGGATAAGCATTATGATTAGCTTATGAACAACAAGGGTTCGACACAAAACTAATTAGAAAGAGGATTTGACAATGGCTTTTAGCTATGGGACAAAGACAGCCAATATCATGGACACGCCGCTACACATCAGTAGCGTGACTGCTCCTTATCTTGGTGACAACGGTTATAAGTGGGACGGCGTTAACAGCGTTCGTGTCCTGTCAGTCGCTGACGGTACTCTCAGCAACTATGACGAAACAAACGCAACTACTCCATTTGGTAGCGCCACTTTGGTGGTCCCAAGTGAGCAAGTGCTTCAACTGGCTTACAACAAGTCTATGCTGCTCCGCATCCAGCGCACGCAGATTCAGGACATCCCTGTTGGTCAGTTCGCCAAGCAAGTCGCCTTGCAGCAAGCTAACGATGTATTCGTTCCTGCTCACGACGCTTACACCCTGGCAAAAATTTGGGCTGCCCGTCCTGCCGGCAACATCGTTGCTCTCGACACCACAGACCCAACCGGCGGCAACCAGATTCCTGGTTACGCATTGTCCTTCAGCAAAATGGTTAGCAAGAGCCGTACCTTCTCAGGTGGTAACACTAGCAACTTGATTGCTTGGGTTACTTATACCTTCAAGGATACTGCTGGTGCTCAGATCAACTTCACGGGTTCCGAAGCCGGCTTCGCTGCTGGCAAGAACGGCTACCTTGGCAAGTTGGCTGGCGTTCCTACTGTCGAAATTCCTGATAGCTACCTGTTCGTAGGTGTCCTAGCCCTTGTCGTTGACAAGCGTGCAGTCATCAACGTCACTCCAAAAATGGACCCCAAGGCTGGCGGCATGGTCATCGTAGACCCAGTTCCCGGCTTCAGTGGTATCGAAATCCAGTTGCGAGATCGTGCTGACACATTCGTTCTAAACCAAAAAGTCAACAGCGTTGCGTCACTCGAAAATGCCGCAAGCACCACAGCTAGCACCACGGCTACAACCGTTACTGCCGGCCCGTAATCTAAGATAGGATTACTTCGGTGAAACTGATATTGGCGCAGCCTTCCATTCTACGCTTCCAATGGGAGCTGGAAGTGCTGCTCACCAATATCAGACAATTCACCGATATGGAAGTGGTGTTGCTGTTCAGCAAGCCTCACGATTACAACAGCTCCGTACCCTCTTACTTGGTCCACAAGTATCCTGGGGTACGGGCTTTTGTTTATGAGGACAACCGGTATGACAAGAGTTACATCCCGTCTATCCGGCCTTACCTATGGTGGCAGTATCTCCGTAACCACCCGGAGCGAGAAGCCGAAACGTATTTCTATATTGACAGCGACGTGATCTTTAGAGAGTGGATAGATTTTGCGACATTAGATTTTGGCCCGAAGAAGTGGTTGGGTAGCAACTGTAACAGTTACATCAACCACGCGTACATTAAACAGTGTGACCGTGGCCCAGACATCGTAGCGCGTATGGCAGCGCTTTGTAACATTACCGAGGAGCAGATGGTCAACGTCCCGGGTATCGGGGGCCATCTCGTTATCGCAAACCCAACGGCCGAGATGTGGAAGCAAGCCTACACGCGCAGTAATGCTATTTGGCACTACCTGGATGGCGTCACTAGCAATATCCAGAAGTGGACAGCCGAGATGTGGGCTCAACTCTGGACGATGGTAGAGTATGGTATTACTATCGAAGCCCCCAAGGAGCTGGACTTCTGTTTCTCCACCGACCCCCTAAAGCGCTGGGATGAGACTAAGATTCTCCATAACTCAGGAGTCACAGAGGATACCGGTCAATTATTTTTCAAGGGTAAGTATCGAGAGCAGACGCCATTCGGCGGAGACTTTTCTTGGGTTGATAAACAAAAGTGTTCCATTAAATATGTTGAAGCATTAGAAAGGGTGATACTATAAAGCCATGAGCGATTATAACTATTTGCCGGTAAGTAATGGTAGCGGTGACGCTTCTCTTATGCACCTCACTGGGAACCGTGGCATCGGTTCCACCGTTTACGCCGTAGACAGCGTAGTAAATGTCCCAGCTAACTTTATCGGTACGTGCGGTACGTTACTGGCGACTGGTTTTATTGACCCAACAACCAAGACCGACTTCAAAGGACACGTATCAGGCGCCACACTTGTTATCGACGCTTTTGAACCAGGCAGCACTGATACTGGCAACACCTCTGGTCAGGTAGTTGTTATCAAGCCTAACACTGGTTGGGCCAACCGCGTAGCTCAATTTATTAAGAACGCAACCAACTTCGGCACGCCAGAGGCTGTCACCTTCGCTGGCGTAACGGCCGGCGCTACAACCGTCACCACGCTAACCAGCACTAACGATACTAATGTTGGCGGCAACCTGGTAATGACAGGGGCTGTTCACAGCGCCTCCTCAAGCGTCGCCACAGTTGACGGTTCAGCCAATGTCACCCCGAATAAGCAAATCTTTACTGTCACAGGGCTTGATGCCTCAGCAACCGTTCAAGCACCGACAATCGGAACCTGGGACGGGGCTGCAGTTGTCATACGCATTAAGGACAACGGCGTTTCTCGCTCGCTAACTTTCGTAGCGGCCTACACAAACATTAGTGGCCTAGCGTTACCGTCTGCTACATCGGCTGGGAAGTGGCACGTATTCGGCGTCATGTATAACTCCAATGTTAGCAAATGGCAAATAATGAGCATCTCTACGGAGGCTTAACATGGGTGATATTTGGAGCGGCGTATCTGACGGGTCCGGATCAGTCACTATTTACTCGGCAATCAATGTCGATAGCGTTTCGCGTACCAACAACACCATAACCATCAACAACCTGTACGTCCGTAACTGGACCCCCACAGGAGGCGCCTTCGACGCTCCACCATGGTACGATGACGTCTACTCTAACGGTGGCGGAACGGGCTTTATAACAGGGTGGCAGAGTAAAGGTAACACCGGTTCAGGTGTTATAACGAACAACAACTACTACACATCCGGGACGTCCCCGAGCGTTGGTGTTAGCTCAGGCGATACAGTTTATTATTTCCAGCACCGTATTAATACCGACGGCGTATGGCGCGGGTGGATTGGCCCGATTGGGGTAGGCATCCCGGCGACCACCTCCCCGACGATCAGTGGGGGCACCGTCACGGGTATCACCACTAACTCAGCTAACCTTGCTTGGACGGCCACTACCGGAAATTATTGTACCTATGACCACACCCTGGTGGAGTGGGGGCTGACCCTTGGCTATGGTTCTTCGACGACCGCTGGACAAAACGACAACCGCACCCTGTCGAGTCTCCAGCCCGGCAAGACATATTATTATAGGTTGACGGCTTACAATGCTATTGGTTACACTGGGCAGAGTACGGGACAATTCACTACCCTGGCCGTCCCAGGGATAATACCAATATTAATAGGGCTAATGTAAAATGAGCATAGATTTATACAAACTAGGCTTCGACAGCATAGGCTTCTTAGCGCTTATCGCTGCCTCAGCTATTTATCTCAAGTCAACTACTCGCAAGGTTAATGATGGCGCAGCCACGGAGTTGATCGCCAACCTGACCAAACTCAGGGAAACTGACAAAGAAGAATTTAATAATCGGCTCAAGATTCTGGAAGCCCAACACCTAGAGGACGCCAAGGCACTGGCTAATATGCAAGGCCAGATAGCTACTTATAAAGATATACCACTAGAAAAGCTGGCTGATACTATGACGAGCATGGCTGTCGATATCAGATCAAATGCTCAAAGCAATGCGGCGATATTAGAAACACTCCAGAGGTCTGCTGTAATCGCTGCCACCGATAGAGACGTAGCGATTGGCACAGTTGGTTCAGTAGCTAAACAAAACATCACTGAGCAGACAGTTGAACATCAAACCGTTAAGGGAGTAGTATAAGGTCATGGCTAATACTATCAATTTTACGAGGGGGGATGCTATTACGCATACCTTTTCGATGCCGGCTAGCGCGTGGAGCCCTGGCGGGAAGTTATGGTTTGTGGCAAAACCAACGGTTGACGATGACAACACCGACGCTGCAGCGGTTATTAAAAAGAGCTGGACCGACAGCGCAGTGAGCGACACAACTATCAATGGCGTGGCCTACAAGCAGTACGCCTGTTCTTTTGTGCCAGCTGACACTAATAGCATACTTAGCAATGGCGCTCAAAGCGCTCAGTATCTTGGCGAGTTCCAGTGGGAGGACTCCACGGGTGTACCGATTACCTTCCCTGCGACCGACCCCAAGCTTAACTGCACTGTTTATTTCGACATAGCACGAGGACTCTAAAGTGCCAGACATTATTGTTACCGGAGGCAGCAGCGTACAAGCTGTTATTACTCCTGCTCAACCAGTACAAGCTGTCGTGACCCCGGCCACGCCTGTGAGTATTTCCGTCAATGGGACGCTGCGTGGCGATCAGGGAATTCCAGGCCCGACTGGGCCGCGAGGGTTCACTGGCGGTATTGTCCCGATAACTGTTAGCACAACACCCCCCGTTTCTCCTAATGTTAATGATTTGTGGATTGATATAAGTTAAAGTATTATTAAGGAAAAGGAGTTAATCGTGCAAGAAGATACAGAAACTACAACAAACTCTACCACACAAGCTGCGGTGGAGTTCCCAGAGCATGGGTCCACCGTCCCAACCCCTAATGGAGTTGAGCAAATCGTTCACGACACAGATGAAAATGGTAACGTAATCGGCTGGCATAAAGAAGCCGTCACAGGAAACGGACAATAAAATGGCCTCAACGCAAACATGGTCAGAGGGTAACGGCACTAACGCCGCTACCGTTACTACCTCTCGAACCGAGTGTAACTGGAAGAACATCGACGACAGCACGACTGCCTACACCGCTTCTCCCATAAACTCAACCACCAACTCAAACAGTTTTAGCAAATATCAATCGCTTTACTTCGCTGGCACCTGGAGTTCAATCTCTGCTTGTGGTTACAAGATAGATAACAACGCCCCAGCAACCGGTCTTTCAATCGTTGGCTCTGTAGTAACTGCCGGCACTACGCCGTCAACCTCAGCTACCGGTGACGGTGCTCTGAGCACCTCTGGTATCTCGGCCAACTTAACCACGACAGCTATGGGCTACGCCGCTGGTGCTTCCAGTTCGACAGCTTCTGGTGCTATCAATATGAACGCACTCCGTACTCAACTTCAAACAACATCCTCTTACGCAGGTGGCCCTGGGGACATTACCTCTCGTACCATCACTGCCTACTGGACAGAATCGTAACCATGAAGGGGCAATACAATGTCCACCATACCGCTAGACGGTAGTTGTCAAGCTGAATATGCTGATGGTTTTATCTTAGATGAAACTGAGCATGATGATATTTCGCCCTACCACGAAAAGAATATCTTTGATGCTATCCTAAACAAGTTGCCAGAGGCCGAACACGGCAAGATGGTACGGTTCACCACCTTCTGGAAGAACCACCAATATGACCTGGACTGGCGCAATGTGCCAGAGAACGCACGCCCTATCCGCTATAAGCAGATAGAGGCTGACTTTGTAGGTACTCAATTAACTCGTAAAGAGATTATGGTACTTGGCTTCGGTTATCAGTATACTGATGATAATAGTAAAAATATTCAAGAAGTAAAGGAATTAAGATAATGGCTCTGTATCAAATATGGAACGGCCCTAGTCCCACCACAGCGGCGCAGGTCCCGGTTACGACTGGAACGGCAATCAAAACATTACTACAAGTTGAACCGTCGGCTACTAAACCACTCCAGATCGTAGAGTGGGGTATCAGTTTTGATGGTAGCGCAGCTGCTACACCTATCAAAGTAGAACTCCTGGAGACAGGTACTATAGCTGCCACTGTAACGGCTCACGTTGCAGCCGGGATTGTTAAATTGGACGCTGAGGCTCTGGCCGGAGGCGACCCAACTACTAACCTTATCCAAGTCGGAACAAGCAACACTGGTTACACAGCTTCTGCTGAAGGAACCATCGTTGCGACTCGTGTATTTGACGCTCAACTGGTAGCCCCAACCAACCAATACATCAAGCAGTTCCCACTAGGACTTGAACCAATCATACAAATATCTAACTTCTTGCGTATTCGAGTAACTGCTGGGGCTGCGGTCAACGCTTACTGCTATGTAACTGTAAGGGTATAGGGGTGGCCGGCTATGGCTATCTCGCTCGTCCAGACTAAAGCTGGTGTTAATGCTAATACTACCAGTATAGCTGCCACATGGGGCAGCAACACCACAACCGGGAACCTTATTGTCCTGGTTGTATATACGGGGTTTGGAGCTTTCTCGGTTGTAAGTTCTATCTCTGACTCACAAAGCAATACTTATACCAAGTTAGATAGCGGCACATCAGGGGTAGGTAGTTGTGACTGGGAATTTTGGTATGCCAAAAACATAACAGGGGGGACCACTCCGACAGTAACTGTTCACTTCTCTGGCTCCCAGGATTGTAACTTCCTTATGCGAGAATATTCTGGCATAGTCACAACTGCTCCAGTCGATCAGCATACAGTTACTACCGCTACGTCATCAGGAGGAGTCCAAAGCTCTGGCAATACATCGGCTACGACGAACGCTAACGATTTGATTATTGGATGGGCGGTGGGCAGCACCGCCACAGCCATTAGCGCCGTAGGGAGTGGCTTTGGTAATCTTGTAACAGCCACTGGGACCTCTAATGAACTAGCACTAGAAGATAAAATTGTTAGCGCTACTGGTGCGCAGTCAGCTTCGTTCACTACGACTAACGCTACTAACAATGCGATTGGTGTTGCTGCTTTTAAGGGGTCCGGGGGAGCCGCCTCTATCCCTAATAAGAGGTTCGGCACAGTGAGCCCGATGCCCAATGAGATCAATATGGCTGCTATTCCAAGGCGGAGCTTCTACTAATGGCACGCCTTGGCCGATCATTCCCTATCCGACCACACCTTGGGAACTTTAAGGCCAATATTCAGAGCCTGACCAAAACTCAGTCAGCCATTGCTCGAATTGCTATCAACTTCTCTGTTACCCAGCCAGCAGTAGCTCGTATCAAGCCATCGAGCACGTACTCCCTGGGGGCGTCCAACAGCCTCCCTGCCAACAATAATGACCTGGCAACTTACTACTCGAACACTCAGGTTACTAATGCTAACACCCTTAGCAACACTACCGACATTAATAACAGCAGTAATCTAACCTATCGCTTGCACCAATTTGACCAATACATCTCTGGGTCGCCTGCGTCTATCGGGGTAACGTGGAAGGGCAAGCCGGGGACAGCTACCTCAGCGAAAACACTTTACTTACAGATTTATAATATTTTCTCTAGCGCATGGGAAACTCTAGCCACCGATACAAGCACAGCAGCAGGCACCCTGCTCACCATGACCGCTACCCAAAGCAGTAATGTCTCCCACTATCTTGACGCTAACAACTTCGTGACAGTTAGGGTGTACCAGTAATGGCTAACCCTGCATTTGTCCAACAAGCTAGAGGCGACGCTACTGGGTTTAACAACACATTAGCCACTGCTGCCTTTGGTAGCACTACAACTGCTGGCAATGCTATCGCTGTGTTCGTCACCGTCGAAGGTGATCTCACTGACTTCAGCGGGGTAACAGATAACAACGGGGCTACCTATACAGCCCTAGCCGGCGCCGGGGTCGCTAACTCCACTTCAGCCGCTGGACAATGGTACTTGACGCAGAATATTACTAGTAAGGCCGGGCTAGTAGTCACAGCCTCAGATAGCGGCTTCGTACTATCAGCCATAGTTGCTATTGAAATTAGTGGGCTAGTCACTTCGGGGAACGCCCTAGACGCTGTAGGCACGCATACCTCTAACGGTGAATCTACCATTACGACCACGTTGGGTAGCGTTACAGCTAATGCTAACGACATTCTACTATATGGCGTGGCAGAGATAATTAGTACCGCTACACTGACCGTAGGAAGCTTAGGTGGCTCTACGGCCGTCAACTTCTCGACTGGCTCAACTACCACCGAGAACATGGCGACAGCGACAGAGACTCAAGTGGTTAGCGCTACCGGTACATACAGTGGGTCCGTAGCTACTACTGACTCATCTCACAGAACTATTGGGGTGTTAATAGCCCTATCGAACTCAGCACTGGCTGTTAATAAGACTAAAACCCAGACAGCCATAGCTCATATAGCAAATAACTTCACCAAGACCCAAACGGCTACCGCCAACATAGCCCAGAACTTGGTAACTGATTATATAAATATTATCAATGGGGGCTCCGCTCTAACCAAGACCCAAGCTGCTGTTGCCCGTATCGCCGTTAACCTGACCAAAACACAGAGCGCTGTCGCCCACATCACCGCCCAGGTTACTAAGACTCAGGGCGCCATTGCCCGTATTCAGGTCAACTTGACCAAGACCCAGACCGCTGTTGCTCGCATCCAAGTCAATAAGACCAAGACCCAGACAGCTATCTCCCGTATCCAGGTTAACCTCACTAAAACTCAAGCCGCGACTGCTCGCATCCAGGTTAACCTTACTAAAACTCAGAGCGCTATCTCTCGGATCGCCAACAACAAGACCAAGACCCAGGGCGCCATAAGCCGCATAGCTGTCAACCTAACCAAGACTCAGACGGCTATAGCTCATATCATAGCCCAAAGCACCAAGACCCAGAGCGCCACAGCCAGAGTCCAGGTTAACCTCACCAAGACTCAAAGCGCCATAGCCCATATAGTCAACAACGTCAACTCCACCAAATACCAGAGTGCGACCGCTCGTATCCAGCAGAACCTTACAAAGACGCAGCCTGCTGTCGCTCGTATCCAAAAGAACCTGACTAAAACCCAGAACGCCATTGGCCGTATCGCCCTTAACAAAACCCTTACCCAGAGTGCAACTGCCAGGATTGCCGTTAACTTAAGCAAAACTCAGTCGGCTGTCGCCAAGATCAGCATAGGTATCCCGGGTGACATGAAGCAGTGGGACGGCGCTACTTGGCAGTACCGTCCTGTCAAGGTGTGGAACGGCTCAAGTTGGCCCCAGAAGCCCTTGAAGCGCTGGAATGGTTCAGTTTGGGTGAAGGTGAGTTAAAGTGTGCTATAATGCAAACATGATAGAGGTCGCATAATGGACTACGACGGGTTCATCAATAGGTGGCTTGGAAAAGCCATCGACTGGGACGGAATGTACGGCGCCCAGTGCGTTGACGAAATTGCACAATACTGTTCTGATAATAATAAGCCAGTGGCCTACGCTAACGCGAAGGACTGGTGGCAGCACCCTTCTCTGATAGGTGCTTTTGATTTTATCGCTAACGACCCTAACGACCCTAATCAATTACCGAATAGGGGTGACGTAGTAATCTTTAATGGGAACCAGCCTGGCTCCGGTGGCTACGGGCATATCAATATATTTGATATGCAGCAAGACACTGACCATTGGCAGGGCCTAGACCAAAATTGGGGAGGCCAATATGTTCACTTTGTTACCGGACACGTCTGGACGTACGTCATTGGATGGATGCGTCCCAAGGCTGCACCAGCACCAATCCCGGCGCCTGATCCAGCCCCAGACCCTGGAGTTCCACCGGCACCGATTCCTGATCCTACTACGACAGTTGCTCCTGAAACGACTACTACGACGACGACGCAGGCTCCAACAACTACAGCAACTACCACTGATACCACTACTGCACAGCCTGTCGAAACAACGACGGCTACGACGACATGGACTACAACTGCTCCACCTCCTCAAGTTGGTGGACAAGCGACTTGGTTTGAGATAGTTTGGTCAACAATAATAAGGTTTATAGAAAGGCTACAAGGAAAGTAAAATGACTGACAGCACAGTATTCATCGGAGCAATCGTAATTGCTATCGTTCAGGCTCTTAAAGAGGTGTTCCCGCAGATTAGCGGTGCCATTACTACGGTAGTGGCTGTTGTCGTCGGCGCTCTGGTCGCAGTATTAGCCCCACACATAGGCGTGGCGTCTATTAGCGTGGCGCAGGGCGTACTAGTAGGGTTGGCTGGCGTCGGGGTGCATACCGTCGCAAGCAAAGTCGGCACAAAAAGATAATTATAAAGACAAACTAAAAGCCGGGCAGTCTATGGCCCGGCTTTTTTGTTTGATGGTTGCTCGCAGTCCCATCAAACACTTCTCCAAACTACACCTCACGTGTAGTGTTGGCGACGCTTGCGCTTACATTCGGCCATATCGCTAGACGGGGCCATTGAACGCTTGTTGAGGGGACTTCTGGGGAGAAACCCTCGCGTTACCGCCAACTTATTTACTCTGATTTCTCGTCAGTATCGTTCGGTTCTCCGGTTAGAGGGTTAGCTTTGAATTGCTTGGTCCCCCAGTTCTTACCGGCGTTCTCCTTAAGTGTATAAAAAATGTATGCACTGTCACCATCTTCTATTTCGTACTCATGGAGTATATCAGTTTCGAGCAGATGCTTGATAGCAATTAGAGTATCTTGAGGCGCGTAACCAGTGAGCCAGTTAGCTACATAGTTTTCCTCTAGGTCCTTTTCCTCGGCGTTCAAATGAGCGAAGGCGTAGACCAAAGACGCCTCTAGTTCCTTGACCTCGGCTCCAAAATTCCACTGATCTTTGAAGGCCCATTCTGCGGGCTTACCAATGACCTTGGCATAGGAAACCTGCACCTTTTTCTCCACCTTCTTTTTAGGCTTCTTAGGGTGGGGCACTTCAATCACTTCCTCTCGGTCCACAATTTCTACCCACTTCTTGTCGAGCGCCAACCAGATAGCACAATTTATGTCAATCGGGGATAGCCGGAACAAGTTGATGATTTCGTTAACCTTCTTCTCCGGATAAGCCTTCGCTAAATACACAAATTTATGCGCGTTTTCTAGGGTCCTACTGACTACCATTACCAACCTCCTTTTAAGTTACTATCACTGCGGTCGGCTAACGCGGCGCTGGCGTTGTGTGACCAGTCCGGGAGCTCCCCTTTAATATCGTGTACCGTATCGAGCTTGAAGGGCTCGACGACTAGCTTCTCCTGGACGGCTTCAGCCAGATACTCATGGAACTCCTTGTCGGGGTAGACCCTGACCACCACCACCTTCTTAGTGGTGAAGTTTAGGCACACGTAATCACACCATTTGCGCCCTGAAGCCCACAGCTGGCCTTGAATCTGTTTCCAGTGCTTGGGTGGCACCCCGGTCATTAAAACCTCTACAAACGTGTTGTCGCGTACTATTTTGATTTCGATGAGGCCATTGTCTCCAACCATTCGGTCGGGTGAG